GCGGTCATCACGTCGCGCTCGCCCGCCTCACGGTCGGCCAGCAGCCGCCGCATGGCCTGGCGCACTAACCGGGCGCGGTCGCGCTGGCACCGCAGGTACGTCGTCTCGTCGCGGGTGGTCGCCGGGCCGGGCAGCGTCAGGGCCTGGTCGACGGCGTGGCACAGCTCGCGCAGCGGCGTGCTACCCGGGGGGACGGGGCGGATGGGAGCATGGTGGTTCACGGACCGGGACCTCGCTTCTCGGTCATGGGCCAGGCCGCGGCGCCGCACGCCAGAGCCTGGCCCCGTGCTTTCCGGGGGTATTCCGCCAGCTTATGGCGTGGCACACATGGGCGTCTATGACACACATGGGCTCCCCCGGTCACGCAGCGCTACCACGTGTGCCTAGCGTTACTGGTGTGACGATCGACCCGCTGGGCGAGACCCCGGTCTACCTGCAGCTGGCCGCGATCCTGCGTGGCCGGATCAGTGACGGGGAGCTGCAGCCGAACCGGCCCATCCCGTCGCTCGTCGCCCTCGTCCAGGGCTACGGCGTCGCCCGGGGCACCGCGGCCAAGGCCGTCCGCGTGCTCGTCGACGAGGGCCTGGTCCGGATCGTGCCTGGCAGGGGAGCGTTCGTCATCCCCCGCTGAGCCGGCCCTGAGCCTGGTAATCCTGCAGCCGCCGTTCCGCGTCCACCCATCATGAAGCGCCACCTGACGCGATTCCCCCGCTGGCTCCGGTACCGGCGCTACCTCCGCGCCCTGGTGATCGATGCCGGGCGGCAGCGCGAGCCGCTAGGGCGCCGCGAGCTGGCGGACCTGAAGGACCAGGCGCGGACGGCTGCCGGGACCGGCCGGCTGACCGGATCGCGGGGGTAGCGGCAGGCCGCGACAAGGTAGCGGCAACGCTACGCCGCAGGTCAGACCCTGTGGATATCTCGTTTCCGCAGGTCGCGGACTTCAGGCGGATCGCGGCCCGGTTGCGGCACCGCAACGCGCTGACCTGCGCGGTAGCGGCGGTAGCGGCTGTAGCGGCAGAACCGGCCGGTTCCCCGGAACCCGCGATTTCAGCCTCCTGGAGACACCCGCGTTTGCCGCTACCGCCCCTACCCAGGGGCGGTTACCGGGGTAACTCCGCAGTTACCGCCGCCTGACCTGCGCAAACGCGGCCAGCCGTTACCGGCGTTACACGGGCACCGGCTCTGACCTGCGGCGTAACGCGGTAACGGCAGAGTCCCGCCGGGAGGTCGGAGCGGCCAGATCCCGGGTCGGAGCAGGCCGACCTTGGGCTCACCTGCGGTTACCGCTCCAGCTCCGACCCGGGTCGGAGCGGCCTGGCGCGCTGACCTGCACGGTCGGAGGTCGGAGCGCCCGCAGCACGGTGCAGCGCATCCGCTGCACAGGGCTGACCTGGGGCAGGCTCCCCGCTTCGCTGCACCCGCTGCACGCGGCCGGGCGCTGGCCTGCGGTGCAGCGTGCAGCGGCAGATCCGATGCGGCATCGGGGTGCCCCGATGCATGGCGACCTGCGCGGGCACCCGGCCGCGCCGATGGCATCGGAGCGGGGCAAGCCGCTGACCTGCGGCATCGGACATCGGAGCGCTAGGTCCCTAGCATCCCTGCTAGGCGCCCCTGGCCTGCCCGGACGTACTCCCGTCCTAGGCGTGCTAGGCAGTCATGGCCGCTGACCTGCGCCCTAGCACCTAGCACGCCGCTTGCAACAGTCCCGGAACAGCCCAGTTCTGGCGTGAAACGTTGCTGCCATCCTGACCTGCGGGTTTGCTCCCCTGGCCGCTACACCCCGGAAGGGACGCTGCAACAGAAGCGATTTCAGCCCCAGGCCAGAGGCGGGCACTGAGGGATGTCAGTGCAACCTGTTACAGCGTCCGCGGGTCCTCACCACATGGTCATGAGCGGGTCGATCGTCTTCTGCCCGGCGTGCCACGCGGCCCGGTCGACGGCCATCACCGCGGCCACGGCGAGGTCGATCTTCCGCGGCGAGCCCGGCGACTCCTTGACGATCCGCGACCCGCGCGAGTCGCTCTTGAGGACCGCGTTGGCGAGGTGGCGGGCCAGCCGCGGGTCACCCGAATGGGTCAGGCCGCGGGTGGTCACCAGCTCGTAGAACCGCTGCACCGCCGGGGCCATCCGGGACTGATTCTGCGGGAACTCGACCACCGGAAGCCGCTCGTCGAGGAGCTCCTCCGCCGCGTCCAGCCACAGGTACGGGTCCCACGCGATCTCCAGCACGTCCCACCGCTTGCAGGCCGCCCGGATCGCGTCCTTCACCTCGGCCCGGGGCACCGACCACCCGGCCGCGGCCTGCGGGCGCTCCCACAGCCCGGCCACCTCGACGAACGGCTTGGCGCCGACCTCGGCGGCGATGATGCCGGTGTTGTCACCCGTCCGGGACCCGTCGAAGCCGAGGACCACCCGCGCGCCGGCCGGGATCACCCGGCCCTCCTCCTCGCAGGCATCCCACGCGCCGCCCGGCAGCCACGCCTGCGCCGAGCTGACCCACTGGTTGAGGCGCTTGGTGCGGAACTCGTTCTCCGGCGTCCGCAGCACCGCGCTGGCGAAGTCCTCCGGGTCGATGATGTCGCCGTAACCGGGGTTCGCGGCCCGCCACACCGCCGGATCCCGGTGATCGGCGCCGTCCGGCGTGCCCCACCAGGCCATGAAGAACGACGGGTCGCCGACCTCGCCCGACGCGATCCGGCGGCCGTACTGGTGCAGCTGGTAGCACACGCTGTCACCGCCCGACCGGTCGGACTTCACCCCCGCCGTCGTGATGATCAGCATCAGCGGGTCCACCCGGGCGCCCGACGCCAGGCTCATCACGTCGTACAGCTCCCGGTCCGGCGCCGCGTGCAGCTCGTCGTAGACCACCAGCGTCGGCGACAGGCCCTCCTTCGTGAACGCCTCGCTCGACAGGACGCGGTAGCTGGAGCCGGTAGCCGGGACCTCCAGTGCGTCGCGGTAGCAGCGGACCGCCGCCGACAGCTCGCCGTCCAGCTCGACCATCCGCTTCGCCGCGCCGAACACGATCCGGGCCTGGTCCCGGTCGGCGGCGCACGAGTAGACCTCCGCGCCGTCCCCCGACGCCAGCAGCCCGTACAGCGCCACCGCCGACCCGAGCGCGCTCTTGCCGTTCTTGCGCGGCAGGCCGACCAGCGCCTGGCGGTGACGCATCCGCCCGTCCGGGCGGCGGGCGAACACCAGGTCCAGCGTGGTCCGCTGCCAGGACCGCAACTCGATCAGGTCGCCGGAGCGGCCCGCCACCGAGTCCTTGGTGATGCGGCACATCCGCTCGACGAACGCGGCGACGTCGGCCCCGTCACCCGCGGCGACGTCGGCGGCCGGGACGGGGGTCAGGATCAGCGGCGGGGCGGCCATCACCACTCCCGGTCCGTCGTCACCGCGGCCGCCGCGGGCGGCGGGCTCCCGGCCCGCTCACGGCGCCTGGCCGCCAGCTCGTCCAGCGCCGACGCCTTCGCCACCGTCAGGCCCAGCCGCGCCCGCATGTCCGGCCGCAGGCCCAGCTGCCCCGCCAGGCCGGCCAGCTCGGCCCGCTGCTTGCGGATCTCGGCGATCAGCGGGTGCGCGACCAGCTGCTCTTTCGACCCGGGGATCATCGGGCCGTCCTCGGCGACCCGCCGGGCCAGAGCGGCGATGTCGTCGGCCATCCGGCACAGCAGCTCCGCCGCCACGAGGTCGGTCCCTGGCCGCACCCACGACGCCGACTGCCACAACCCGCGCCACAGGCGCCGCGCGTCCGCGCTCAGGCCCCGCGGCGCCCGCGGCACCGGCCGGGGCAGCTCGGCGCCCGGGGCGACCGCCACCAGCTCTCCGCCGGGCGCTCGGCCGGGTGCCTTGTGCCGCCCGCTGCCGGGTCCTCCCACCGGTCACCTCCCCAGGATGGTCCGGATGGTCACCATCCGCTCGGCTCAATGATCACGGAAAACGCCGCGCGGGAAATCCGGGGCCGGAATCTGGCGCGCGGTTATCGAAAAAGCGTGCAAACGAGCTTGGGCGGGTCGCCAGCATGCCGTAACGTTAAAATAA